AGACCGTGTGCGCACCAAGTATTCCAAGGACATCAAAACGCTGGAGAAGAAGGTCGCGGAACTGACTCCTGTCCAGAAGACGGAGGCGGAACTCGCCATCGAAAAGCGTCTTGCGGAACTGGAGCGCAAGGAGCAGGAGGCCGATGCGAAGGCCAAAACGCTCAGCCTGAAAACCGCCCTCCAGGCGCACAGCCTTGACGCAGATATTGCGGACTACCTCAAGACCGATGTTGACGCTGACGCTTTCAGCGCCGCTATCGAGAAGGTGGTTGCCGCACGTCTGGCTGCGAGTGGGTATAAGCCCACTGGACACCAGACTAATCAGCCTGTTACAAAAGCGGAGTATGACAAAATGTCCTACGACGAAAGGGCTGAACTCTATCGCCGTGACCCTGAAATGTGGAAGCGGCTCAAACACTAACATGAAAGGAACGTGAAATAATATGGCACTGATTATTCCCGAGGTTTTTGCCGATGCCGTGAACGCCAAGCTGGACGCTGCGCTGCGCATTGGCCGGGTGGCTTTTGATGCTACCCCTATTGTTTCTGAGGCGATGCAGTACGGTGATACTGTGCATTTCCCCAAGCTGAAGCGAGTTGTTACCGCCGCCGAGGTGACCAAGGGCACTCCCGTGACTCCCGCTGCGGTTGACATGACCGACATGAGCGCCCCCATCAAGCAGGTTGCTGGCTCCGCCCGCGTCTATGATGTGGAAGCTGCCCAGATTAAGGGCCGCGTGATGGACAGTATGGTGGTTCAGGTCGCTGATGCCATGTCCAAGAAGATTGACGCCGACCTGGTTGCTGCTATGGACGCCGATGCTGTCTATAAGCAGGCCACTGCTGCTGCCGATGCTATCACTGACACTGAGTTGATGGCTGGTCTGGGCTGTTTCGGCGATGATGTTGATACTGCCAGCTTTGCCGGTATTATCATCAATAGTCGCCTTCTGCCCTCCTTCCTGAAGATGGATTCCTTCACCAGCGTGGAGAAGACTTTCAACAAGGCTGAGCAGGCCAACGGCCTCATCGTGGACGGTGTTGTCGGTTACTTCATCGGCATCCCTGTTATTATGTGCAACAACGGCACCTATGACGAGACTGCCAAGGAGAGCAAGACCTACATCGTCAAGCGCGAGGCCCTGGGCTACGTCTTCCAGCGGAACATTAACATTGAGGAGGAGCGTGAGTCCAAGCTGCTTGCTACCGACATCATTGCCTCCAGCCTCTATGCTGTTAAGCTGCTGGACACCGACGGCGCTGTCGTGCTCCGCAAGACTGTCGCCTGATTTGCCAGATAACTCCTTTTAACCTGCCCGGATATGCCGGGGCGGGCGGGGTGAAACATCCCCGCCCGTATATTTTTGCTTAATTTTTATACACGGGGTGATTCAATGCTCAGTACAAAGAAACTGAAAAACTATGCCCTGCTTCGGGGCTTGTCTCTGCGGGATATCGAGGCGTACTGCGACCTGACCGCAGGACATATCTCTCAGATTCTCAATGGTGAACGTCCGCTGACCGAGGACAACCACCGAAAGATTGCGGACGCAATCAATGGTGCCTATGCCGCCAAGCTGAATGGGACATTTAGGCGTTCTCCACTGGACGAAAACAAGAATGCCGTCAAGGACAGTGATGGTGGAGATGGTGCAAAACCCGCTCCTAAAGGGCGGAAGCCCCCTGCATCCAAGTAAGGGAGGGTGAACTGATATGGCAAAGAAATCAGAGCAATCTCTGATGCAAAAACTCCATGAAATGCTGCCAACACAGGTCAAGGTCTACTACATCGTTTGGAAGTATGCACCATCCTTGCTTCCTAAAAAGATTGACACCTTTGAAGAATTGGTTGAGGAATATAAGGGTTTCACAAAGGGTATGGACGAGGCCCAGTGCGAACGCTGGCTTGCGGAGGAATCTGTGCAGACGGCAGTGAAATATCTGCTGAAACGGATGCACAATCAAAAGCTCGTTGAGCTTTATGAGATTTATTTCGACAAGGCCAAAGAAGATGTGCAGGCATTTCAGGCGTTCTCAAAGTTCAGCGAGAAATTCTTTGAGGACGATGGCGAGGACGAACTTCGCGCTATGTTGAAGGATGTAGAGTTGGATGATGTCGAGTAACAGGAGGTGAGGTACGAATTGACAGATGCAGAAAAGTTGCGGCGTGTTCTTAATGACCCTATCCTTTTCATCCAGAACTTCATCAAGATTGTTGATAAGCGAGGGCAACTCGTCAATTTCGTCCCTAACCCACAACAGATGCAGTTGCTCACTGAAATAGATAAGTTCAACGTCGTTTTGAAATCCCGGCAGTTGGGAATCAGCGTACTGAGCTGCGCATACTCTATCTGGCTTGCTATCCGCTTTCCCAATACATCCTGCTTGCTGATGGCTCACAGTCTGGATGGAGCAGATGGTATCTTTACAAAACTCAAACAGCTCTATAACAGCATCCCGAAGGCAATCCGTCCGAGACTTATCAACAACAATAGAAAAGAACTGAAACTGGAGAACGGAAGCCGCATTACAGTTATTTCCTGCGGAACAAAGGAGTCCGTCCGTGGCAGTACGTTGCTCTTTGTCCATGTATCTGAGGCGGCATTTTGCAACGAGAATATCGACAAGCAGATTCTGGCTATCGAACAGTGCCTGACACCAAATGGACAGATTATCGTGGAAAGCACAGCGAACGGCTTTAACTTCTTTTCGGATATGTACTCAAAGGCCGCACAGGGAGAGAGTATGTACAAGCCTTTCTTCTTTGGCTGGGTCGATGACAAACTCATGTTTGCGGATGAGTACAAACAATTCGCAGAACGATATATCGCTTTGAATGGGGCTCTGCCCACCACTGACGAACTGGACGATGCTGAACTTGCCCTATATCACCGAGGAGCCACCATTGAGCAAATCGTGTGGCGAAGACTGAAAATCTCCAATAGTTCTGAAACACAGTTTGCGCAGGAATTTCCCTCTACACCACACGAAGCGTTCATCACTACTGGAGATAACGTCTTTGATAATCAGAAGGTTCAGGAAAGAATTGAGAATCTTTTTGAAAAAACTATCCCGATACAGAGTACATTGCATGCCATTTTGAAACCCTGGTACAACCGGGGTTTTTATCTTTGGGAAGAACCATCGGACGGCATCAGATACTTTATCGGTGTTGATAGTGCAGAGGGACTTGGTGGCAGTTCCGACTATTCAGTTGTTGAGGTTGTTGACCGTGACGGATTTCAAGTTGCCGAATTTCGGAGCAACAAGATTAAACCATTTGATTTTGTTGATATTGTCAGAGAGCTTGGCTACTGGTTCAATACGGCATACCTGGTCGTGGAGAAAGCATCTGCTGGACAGACAGTTTGTGACCGTCTTTATAATGATGCACAGTATCCGCTGATGTACAAGTACAAAAGTTGGGACGCAAGAGGGAGCGTCAAGCGTAAGCCTGGCTTTGAGACAACAAAACAGAGCAAGCAGCGTATTATTGACGATTTTGTAGAGTTACACACGAGAGATAAGCTCCGTATTAACTCAGAGACACTGTTGCAGGAGATGAAGGTGTTCGTCTATAAGGACGGTTCCGCTAAGGCAAGTGGCGGCTATCACGATGACACTGTCATGGCCATGGCCATGGCGCTTTTTGGAGCAAAGGAGTGCCCCAACTACATTGACTATGGTGATAAGAAAGATGAAACAAACCAGCGGGAAACGTCCAAAGACCTTTAACGATAAGCTCAGCACCTTTATGAGAGAATCTGATACTAAACAGGAGGATATCTATCACCGCAACAACAAAAATGTGCGCAGAAAGCGAAAGGAGTTTTTCGCACACAGAACGGAGGACACATGAGTTTTTTCAAACGTGAAAACAAGCGTGAAAATAAGCTCTGGTTTATGGACGAAATCCATAGGCCAGAGCAAGACCAACGGGTTCGGGAAGTATTTCGGATTCGAGAATATCTGCTTAGGAAGCATGATATTTTGATGCGTCCTGATACAGAGTTCAAAGACGGAACATTCACCACCAGCAAAATGGTTTTCCAAACAATCAAGTCTGTAGTGGAAGGGCATACATCCTATGTCGTGGGGCGACAGGTTTCTATCTCTGGTGAGCCTGAAATCGTAGCTGATTTCAACCAGATTTACAAGAAAGGGCGCTATCCAAAGGTTGACTACGAGCTGACTTCCGACCTTTATAAGTACGGAAACGCCTTTGAGTATGTGTTCTTGGACGGAGACACTATCCGCTCTCATGTAATTCCAAATGAGAGCGCCTTCCCGGTCTACGATGACAACTACAACTACACAAGTTTTGTAGAACATTGGAAGGACTTGGATTTGGGAGGAGACGACCATTACATTGTTTACTATCCTGATAGGGTCGAAACATACTTAAACCGCAACCTTGTTGAAACCAGGCCAAATCTCACAGGTTTGCCTATTCACTACGTCAGTTTGGATAAAACGGATGTCTTCGGGAACGGATTGGTGGCTGACCTCATTCCTATTATGGACAGCATCGAGGAAATCATGTCTCAGTTGGACGATGCCGTAGTCCGCCTCTCTCTAAACCCTGTTGGTGTCGTGCAGGGCAAGCGCATTGATTCAAAGATTCCAAAAAGCATTGTGGGGCGTGTTCTCAATCTGGAAGATAAAAGTGGGGCAGGAGGGAAACTATGATTCGCATCAGAATCAACTACAATAACGAGTTTATAGTTCCACTCTATTTGAATGCAGATAGTAGTTGCGAAGTAATTGATGCGACTGCCAATAACGACGGAGACCTTATCGTTGTGCTAAATGATGGGAGTTCGCACAATCTCGGGCAGCTCATTGGCAAGAGCGGGATTATCTATAAGCCGCATATTGAAAAGGATGAACACAATGTGTTCACGTTCACCATTGATGACAAATCGTTGGACGACGAGCCAGCGTTAGTGTGTCGAATGGAGGCGCTGTAACGATGCAACTTGATGAGTTTTTCGATTACAAAAAGCAGCTTATCCATGACTTGCTGGCAAGTGAGCAGATAGTTTCTCTGCTAAGTGATGATGAGCAGCCCATTGCAGACCCGGAGGAACTGTTTCTCACCCGGCTGTATCCGTTCGAGTATGTACCCGAGGTTGTTACGCAGGGGCAGACCTTTATCTGCTGCGACGTTGATATCCAAAGCACAGTGAACAAAACATTCCTTACCCCCAATCTCTATATCTGGGTATTCACTCACAAGACAAAGATGATGTTGCCAGATGGAAGTGTGCGGACAGACAGGTTGTGCTCCGAAATTGCCAAGGTGCTCAACGGCAGTCGGTATTATGGCCTTGGAGAGCTTGAATTGTATTCCTTCAGACGGTTTACAATTTTGCGGGCGCAGGAGAACAGGTTGCATTTG